CCTCAGAGAGAAGGGTTTCCACTCATGGCTTCAGACGATCACGAATAGACAAATTAATTTCTAACTTTATTGTAACAAAACGTCTGGTCCAATGCTTGCAGTTGGGGCTCTTGTTATGTGTTGTGCCTCATCTGTGTCCGCGGCTCTCGCTTATACTATTACGGGTGATAAAGATGATGAGAAGACTGGTCCAACTGGTCCAGCTACTCCAGTTGACCCCTTTCCAACAAGTATTCCAGGCCTCTCCGGTAGATACACAGTCGCTTCTGCAGAATCTTCACAGTGGAAGGATATATCTGGTAATAACAATCACGCACCAGTCACTCGTGGAACCATCACTAAAGAGGGAACCAAATATGTTAAAGGTGGTGTAGGAGATGGTTTACGGTTTCCAACTGGTGTATTGGATTCAAATTTGAACTACACAATTTTCTATGTCGGACGATACAATGGGGCGACAAAGGGCCGTATCTTCGATGGTACTGATCGAAACTGGCTTTCTACGTGGTGGAGTGGAAGAGTTGGTGTTGCGCATCACAATGATTGGATGACTCCTTGGGATACTAGTATCCATGGCGTAGATGAATGGGTTCAAGGAACAGATGGTATAGGTGTGTTCAGAACTAATGGTATTAACCGTGTGACAGTTTCAGGTAATACAAACGGTACGTCACAAATTACTATAAATGCTGGGCAGACAAACGAATACTCGGATTGGGCTGTGAAAGAAGTTATAATTTATAATAGACAACTTACATCTGAAGAAATTCTGAAAGTTGAGAAGTATCTTAAAGATAAGTATATGAGTTCTGGAACTGAAAATTATAGAATCCGTGACAGTGAGACCATTTCAGGCTTCACATTTTAAATTAATTTCTCAACACATAACAAATGTCTCAGCGACTTGGAATGGCCGACGGGCGATGCTTCACTATCCACTCCTCAGCCCAACTCACCAATAACTATTTGATGCAGCAAAATGGTATTAGCTTTGAAGACAACTACTCTTTCCGCCAAGCTCTTCAAAAGCAAGGTCCAGAGATGCTCAACAAGCTCCAAGAGCAATCACGCGGCCGCTGCGATCCATGCGACCGCTACACCGACATGTCTAAGACGTATTAGGTGAGATAAATTTCAATAAAAACTTTAAAACCATACTCTAGAATGTCACAATGTGCCATATGTCTCAATGATGTGAGGACAACCCGAACAAATCCTCCAATTCGTTGTGGACACACATTTCATTCCCACTGTCTAGAGGAATGGAAAGGTAAAGGTAAGAACACGTGCCCCCTTTGTCGTAAAATCTTTGACGTTTCCCAGTTCAAAGTGACCGTGACGGTTCAGAACAATTACACAGCGCAGTCCAACACTGTGTCATTGGAGAGTGAAGCCATCTTCAATATAGTAGACATATTTGACATGTCATTTGATGTTGAGAATACAGTTGATTTAGAGAGTCTTTTGGCTGACCTTGGGATGAGTCTTACCGACTTGGATTCCCTTGTCCTTGACGCAGAATGAGGTGCAGTACTTTGAATAGTTTAGTCCTGGATAGTTTCTATCCGCCTTACGAGGATCCTTAATGGACTTGCCAGATGCATCAACCAGAAGTGGACCAGTGGCCCATCCCCTCTTGTGGCTGAAGACATTGGCTTTGAAAACGATTTTCTTGTTGACGGCAAACTTACCAGCTCGTTTAATCCTGGCGAGGGGCACTTTAAAAAACTTCGCCACAGATTCTTGTGTGTCCCCGGGTTTTATGCGATACTCTACAACACCGTGTTGAACGTAGAAGTGAAAGTCTCCTTGACGAATGTAGTTTGTTGGTCTACCAGGACACACAAACATCATGACCTTATAGTATCCCTTCTTGCACTTTTCATTCGCCTTGGCGACATAGATCTTCCCAGGGTTGTCTGAAAGAACGCGCCTTGGGAGATCTTTACAGTGTGTATAGTTATGTGGAAGGTTTGAGAGACCAGAGCGATCCCCAGGGATTGATTTTTGCCAACGGTACGCTTCATAGTCCCCAACTGCGTAGGCGTAGCAGTTATTGTTACCAATGCCTGTGGCTGTACCCCACTTTTTAGTGGTGAATTTTCTTTCAGAACCGCTCAGAGGCAAGTCCTTCATTTGTGATTTACACAGAAAAAAATATTGTTACACAATAAAAATGCAAGTGATTGACCGAGTCGCCAAGTCAGAAACCAAGTCAGACATACTCACTGAAGTTCTCATCTTCATCGTCAACATTCTCATCGCGACCTTCGTTCTCCGATTCGCTTGGAACCGATCCCTCGTCAAGCACATTACCATTCTCAAGCCACTTGAGACCATGCTTGATGCTTTCATCCTCGCTTTGTCCTTGAGCATTGTTCGGGCGTAAATAACTGAAAAATTGAAACTATTATATTAAAATTGATAAGAATTTCGATATAATATTT